GTTTCAAAATAAGAAGGAAGGTTGTTTTCATCAGATGCAAAGGCTGTTCTGCCAAGTGAGTTAATGAACTGAATATTATTATTCTGACTCTTCCTCACGGAGTTGTACAAATAAAATCTGGTACTCAATATAATTGAAGGAATTCTTTCTGGAAATTGTCCATCATCTACTTTAAAATAGAAGTCAATAATACGCCCTGATCCCCTTTCAGGATCATTTAACTCATAATCAGGACTTTTCCATGTTACTCCATAGTTTTCCAATTCCTCCTTAGTAGGATTAATAAGAACATCTTTGACTTTTAAAACCCCTGTAACTCTTAGTCCAGAGGATTCTGTTCCTGTTCCGCTTGATGTTACTGCCATATATAAATTATTTAATTGTTAATACTTCTAATTAAATACCCGCAAACATATCATTTGAAGGCTGTTCTAATTCAGGATTCTCTTCTTTTTCATAGAAGTCTTCTTCATTGAATAGGCCATCCAGATTTTCTGATTCTTTTAACATATCCGTATCTTTTCCAAAAACATCTACATAGAATATTGAGTATCCACTATCTTCGTCCATACTGTGCTCCAAAGAAAAGTCTACTTCTTCTACAGGAGAATGCCCAAAGAATTTGGTAAGCCTTTCCATAAGGAACTTACTATTTACAGTTCCATCCATGTTTACATTAAACTGGTGTTCCGTAATCATGTCTGTACTGTTAATAAGCACAATTTCTCCAGAAACATCATCCATTGCTACGGAGAGTTTGCATCCCCTCAGATCTTCTGGATACCCCATTTCAAGCAGGGCTGCTTTGTTTAAAGCAAATTTAGCTACTGAGCTTTTTTCTCCAGAATAAGGTTTCTGGGTAATAACTGGAAAGTTAAACCTCTCAGGCTCTTCTTTCTTTTTCTTTTTAAAATTAAATGTAATTGCCATATTTATTCTGTTTTTAAATATATTTTACCCCAATCTACTTTTACAGTCTTATCCGGCATTTTCTCTGACACCTGAATACTACCATCCAAATGAGGACATCTTCCCCCACATACTACTTTATACTCATTGTTATAACTGATAAAACCCTTACCATCCTCTCTGTAAAAATGACCTACAGCATCTACTTTTGAGGCATAGATNCTTTTAACTTTTCCAGTAAGATTAATGTCAATAGTNTCCACAGAGTCTCCATTTCTGGATTCAACTAGTTTATCTTTTACGTGGGCAAGNAGTATAATATGTTTTACTTTTCCAGTAATAACCAAATTAAGCAGGGCGTCATACCAGTCATTCATTACTGCCCTGCTGTGAGCATATCCAAAACCCTGACCCAAACTATGAACTGTTTCAAACCTCACATCAGTATGATAGATCATCTTACCATTGGCATCCTCACCAATCCTATTAAACTTTTTTCCCTGAGGCTTTTGCATATAATTATAAGTCCCTACAATTTCAGACCACTCATCAAGCCTTGTTATAGTATCTATTACAAGGTAATCACACACTTTGTCAGGACTGTTGGCAATGAGTTTAAGTACTTCATTAAATTCACTTGCCTTACTGATTTCTTGAACCCTACCTTCTATATAATTAGCACCTCCGGGTTCTAGTTCCAATATGAGGTGATTTGGCAGATGGGATACTATAGTGGTCTTCCCTGCTTTGGGGACACTATATATTATCTGCATGTTTGGATTAATATCCTTGGGCTTTCTTACTTCTTTTACTAGCTCCATATTTACTATTTAATTTTGTTTACTTTTTTCCAATAGGATTCTACTTTATCTAATCTAAGATAATAAGTACTTCCTCCATTCCATAGTTTAGCAGCAAGTTCTAAGTCTTTATCAGGATTATATTTACTCTGATAAATATTGAACATTTCAATGGACTTGTGTACAGAATATCTATCCTCATAAGAATATTTATTCTGGTTTAAAATCCTATTTACTTCCCTAACCATTATGGGATGTATTTGTAATATACCTACTGCCTTGCCTCCATCTCCTATTGCAGTACTGTCTCCTTCTGACTCTACCTGAATCAGTTTATTTATAAGATTATCCCATTCCCATTCATTTGTATGGCTAATACAATGAACGTAATTTGAGTGAGAGTTTATATTTAAATCTAAGGAAACTAGTAGCAATAGAATTATTGCTAAAGTTCTCATCCTATGCTTTTTTAAACTACAAATATACAAAATTTACCACTTAATTCCAAAAAAATTTAACACTTTTCTCCAAAAAGTAATAGTCTTGGTAACAGGCCTGTCTTGNACATGTTTCAGCTCTTCAGGCTTATAATTACCCTGCACAGAATTAACTGGAATTTTGGGTAATTCAGCATTTAAATAGTTAAAAGTCAATACATACATAGACTTAACACCAGTAGCTTCATCAGTAGTTTCCAGCATATAACCTTCTTTACCTAAGTTGTANGAAAGAGTGCTTCTATTAATATTAAAATAATTAGCAGCACTTGTAATAGAGGGAAATGTTCTTTCTACATAAACAGCAGTTCCGTTACTTACCACTTGGTAACAATATACCTGTTTAGACCTTTTATCACTCATTTTAATAATTTAAGTTGCTATAATTCTTTTTTTTAACATATTATATACATCAGGCTTTATACTCTTAGGATCTGGCATCTCTTTAAAATAAGAGCTTTCTCCTATGAAAAATAAAGGAACTATGATATTTGACTTACCATCATTATTCTTTAAGATATACAAAAATCTAACATTGTCTTTTAACAAAGAGATGTTATATCCTAAAAATTCTTCTATGCCATATCTATAAGGATCAAATAATCCATATATTAAATGACAAGCTCTTTGGGTAAGTTTAGAGTCACCTAATTTATCTAAACTAGGCACTAGTTTCTCCACAATACTATTCCCCTTTAACAGGGCAAAAGATTGTTCCTCTGCTCCTCCTACATTCTGTTGTACAGCCACTACAGTCCATCCCCAATGTTTTGCCACATTCTTCCTCATATAATTATACATGAAGTTATCCATAGCACTTTTTAAATCCTTTTCATGTTTATCTGGTACAAGACAATTAATATTATCTGTTACAGTTATAACATGTTGGTTGGGATTGTCAGGAACATAGTGGGAATATTTCCAGAAATTACTATACTTGGAAGGATCAATGCTAAATTTAGTTATAAGCTCTTCTAATGAATTCTCTTCATATTTTATATCTAATTTTGGTAAGTCATTGTAAGCAGATCTGGTTATTAACATTCCTTTACCTAAAAGGTCAGTATAATAATGGGTTCCCCATTCCTCTGACTTCATCCTGCAGTACTTATAAATCCCATACCCATTATATATACTATCCTGAATATCACATCTGCTTAGTATATCATCCAAGTAAGGTCTTATCTCCTCAATCTTATCAAATAGTTCTTTTGAAGGAGTAGTTTCAAAGGAGCTTCTTAGTTCTTTTGGACTGATTGCAATATTATATCTTATATACAACAGCCCAGCAATTAAGTAATCAATGAATCTGTTTTTATCATCTTCCAATAAGAATACGACAAATTTAAGATCTATTTTATACTGTGGATTCTTCATTACAAACCTCCAAGGAGCTATAATATCCTTATATCTGGTTATCATTGATTTACCAACACCACTGGCTGCTGCATTTAATATTACCTGTCCCTTGTCTATAGTGGGTACTGTCTTAGCTAAAGAAGGGAAATAATCCCACAAAGGAATTCCTGATAAAATACCCTGTTCCTTCCTATCCTTTAGCTCCCTCAGCTCACTAATCCTCTGTTGAGAGGGTGAAATTACTTGTTCCTGTGTTTTCTTTGTCTCCATAAGCTTTAACTAAGTATGATCCAAATTTAGTGGGGTTAAATAAAGTTTCTGGTCTCAGATACATTGCAAAATCTGTCTTTGACCATTCCCTAAACTTAGAATCAATCACCATTTTTAATTCTTCTACACTATACCCTTCTGCCAGTCTGGCGTTAATAAATTTCTTGTTAGCTGAGGATTTTAAAGAAAAACCTTTTTTACTGGAAGAACCTCCCGAAGTAATTTTGTAGTTGAGATATGTCAGAACTTCGTCTGCATTATTAATCTCTTCTTTAAACATCTCATCTAAAGCTTGTCTGACTACTATATTATCCATATCAGACTCACTGTGGATTTCATCAGTAATTTTTATGTAACCATCATCTTCATATTTCTTTAGTACTTCCAAGACTCTCCTCAAAGTTGCAGACTCAATAAAAGCTTTGAACACTTGCTTTTCCTTTAAATATATAGTCTTTAATAACACTATATCCGATATTGATAATTTCCTGTTATTTTTCAGATCTTTCGGATAAAAAGTTATGCCACTCATATTCTTCTTCTAATAATTGTAAATAAATTAATTTATCATTCTCTCTTTCAAAGTCTTCGGAGAGATGCACCGGTATTTCCTCCGGTACATCCCTATCTTCTATAAAAACTTTCTTATTTATTCCCATAATGGTAATTCATCAAGACTCTTAATAACTGTAAAATCCTCTACCCAATCAAAAGCCTTTTCAAACCAAACNTCAGCCTGTGTCTGTATAGGTAATATTACAAGCACATTTGCAACATCATCAACAGGTAGCCTATTCAGTCTTCCTTTCTTTTGCTTGGAATTAACGTCACTTCCACTAAAAGACTCAAATATAGCCCAATTTGCATGAGACATATTTAATCCTAAAGTCAGAGACATACAACTTGACAATTCCCTAATTTCTCCTAAATTAAACTTATTTAGGAGATTCTTATTATTCTCTTTTATTGTTTTTGCAGTACTTCCGTTGTTGGAATGAATAGAATAATCTGATAATTTCTCAGCTTGTTCTGTAAGTTCCGAAAAAAGCAATACTTTATTATTAGGGTTGGCAGTCAGAATCTTTTCCTTAGCTTCCAGAGCCATTATAAGAGAACTATTTAAAGACCATAATAAGGTTTTTCTCTTATTCATTGCCCACATATACTTTCTAATAAGATCCTTTACAGGATAAGGAGTATCTTTGGATGCTAAATGTCTGGAGGCTTTGGTTCCTAGCCAGAAATAATTATATCCTCTTATATCCTTTACTGCTCCATACAATCTATTACTCATGTCCCGAAGTTCAAATCTTCTGTTTACAGCCTCATTGAAATTCTCTATATCTTTCGAAATTGCATCCCTGAGAAAAGACTTATCTTCTGAAGTTAGGCCATCTTCCAATAACTTATAGAAAGTTCTTTTTTTAATTGATTTCCAGTAATGGTCTTTTATTTCATTGCTGGAGTCTTCCATAACTTTATTATAATAATCATAAGCCTTCTTTTCTCCAGTTAACCAAGACCTGTTCTTAGTTCCTTCCAAAACTTTGTAACTATCATTTAGAGTATACATTAGAACAAAATAGTTAACTTTATTAATTATACTATCCTGTTCAGAATTGTAATACTCATATACTATAGGAACTGACTTATACAAAACCTCACTCTTAAATAAATCTTTAAGGTTTGGAGTAGCTGTAAGTCCTATTACTGGTATGTTAATATAATTTGCTATATCTATATACCTGATATATTCAGGCCCAATAAAATGAATCTCATCTACTATAATGAGATCAAATTTGGCAAGATCAGAAGTTTCCCATTTATAAACAGACTGTATGTTTTCTATAGTAACATTCCCAAAATATCCCCATAATTCTAATTGGTGTTCCCAACTAGCTTTAAGATTTATCCTTGGAGTTGTTATAAGAATGTTTTTGAAATTACCTTCCTTCATACAATCCACTGCTACCTTAGACTTTCCAGTACCTGTAGATAAGCAAACAGTCCCAGTAAAATTATTATCCTTTAAGGCTTTAAGGGCCTCTGCTTGTATTACTTCTCTTTCTTTATTTTCTTTTAACTTTTTCATAATAAGGATCATCTTTTGTGATGTAACTACATTGATCTATAATTTTATAAGGATTAGTAATTTTTTTAAACCAATTACCATCTACTATTTTTTTAAAATACTGTCTAACTCTTTTGTTAGCCATTTTTTTACTGCCATTATATATAGCTTTATAAATTGGANTCTTTNTTACTGATCTTGACATAATTAATAGTTTAATTATCAAAACACTCTTTTCCAAAATAATGTTCTACACTTCTTAAAGTTTCTCTCCTTTCCTTCATATCTAAATACCTTTCAAGTACTTCAATTGAGGGGGGATTTTCTTGCCTTTTCTGTAATTTTTCAATATTCCTTTTTTTAAGCTCTAAGGCTTTCTTAACAGAATCTGCAATACTTATTCCTTTAAGAAATCTATCCCAATACCATTCAGTATTAAGATTCAGATCTACAATCATTGGATAACTAAATATATTATCCTTAGAGTTTGATAGTATAAATGTAATTCTACTAACTTCTATATTAAAAATAATTCTTTTGATGGATAATATTATTTTATTCATAATAATTAATTGTTAATGAGTCCAGTGTTTTGTAATTACCGGAACAGC